GGAGCGCAGGATATCCATCTATATGATCTTTTATATAGACAGGTTTGGCGACCCATGCTCGTACTTCAGAGCAATGAATCGTTTTACTCCACCTGTCGGTGGAGTACCAATTCTGAAAGGATATCCATCCGAGCGCAGGGCTCGTTTCTTTGACGATGGGCAATTTGCCCAGAATCATCTCACAGATTTTCATCATATGAGAAGCTGCGTGCCAGTAACCACGTTTATAGAAGTGATTACAGGTAGCAACCCAAGAAATAAGAGCCTTCGCTTCCCGCTTGTTGCTGGGGCGCAAATGGCGGACGTAGGTAGGTGTAACCTCCACGCCGTCGTATGCATCCACGCCACAAGACTCTCTGAATTTTCCAACCCAGAAAGACTTGGACGTATTAACCTTGCAGTAGTATTGCTGCAGGTAATCGGCAACAAAAGACGCATCATCTGCGGGGACAATAATATCATCCCCGTAAATGTAAACCTTCTTAGCTACCTTTCGGATGTTAAGAAAGGTCACTGGGAGGTCGTGCTTGGAAAGTAGAGCCCCTATACATATCGTATAGAAATACATGGACTCTACTGGAAAACACAGAGCGGATCCCATCGACGCAAACTTCTTCAGGCGAATAACATCGCCGTCTGGAGTCGTTGCCGACATCGATCTGCATGCGTCAATCGCTTCCATTAAAGATGGATTCGATCGAAACATGTTTAATGCTAGCTCTCGCGGAACGCGATCGCTAGCCGACGAGAGATCGAGTGTTGCAAATCTCCCATCTCTCGATGAAGTCAGAGCCATCCTCTGGTTAACAGTTTGATCACGAAAATTTACGTGACCAGCTGTTAACTCAGAACTTTCAAGAACCTTTATAAGGGCTCTTGAAATGGCCTGCTGTGCGTACTGCATACAGACAGGCTCAATGGCGATGACTCTAGGAGCTTTCAACGTCTTCGGCACAAGAACTACCCTTACAGGTTGCTCTTGAGCTGACGGAACGACCGTAACATTCTCGAAGTCCTCACTGTCTGTTGCATTTTCATTATGAAATGCAAAAGAAAGAAGAGGGAAGTAACCTTCAAGACGGTCGTGCCAGCGCTTAGCGATGTACTTTCTATTTGATCGTACACGCTCGGCAGTGGCGCCTGGACCATGCTTCGGGATAGTGTCATAAGGGTTGATAAACCCAATAACACCAGGCCA